ACCGACAGACCCGGCGACCGGAACGCGAATTCCATTTACGCCTTCCAGCGGGACAATCAGTCTTGACGATGTGCGTAGCTTTTTCGGCCCTAAAACAGGCACGGCCCCGATCAGTAACTACTACAGCGGCGGCACATATGTCATCAACACAACAACAGGATCGCCTAACAACTCAGGCATCCCGGCGTCCGGCACCATAGCGCTTGATGACTTTTACAACTCGTTTACCACGATGTATTTCTCTACGGCACCAGGCAATAAAAGTGACTTCCTGGTTACGTCGACCAGCTCAGATACCACGACGCTAAACTGGAATCGTGACGACGATTGGGAGATAGGGTTTGGTCCTGACATGGAAGACGGGGTCGACTACAGAATTACACACGAAACTACGGTGTATGGCGGAAACATTAACGAACCATCTGTTTACCAAATAAGTTTTGGTGGTACGACAAGAGACTTAACTGTCGCGGCCAACAGAAGCTCCCATACTTTTGCGTATAGCAGCAACAACGCCAACGCAATTACCGTGACCGTGACGGCTCCTACTACTACAGAAAAATTCATACAAGGAAAGATCACCTTTACGATAAGACACAAAGAGCAACCCAGCTACACGGATAGCACCGTTTTCTATTACTACGTGACAATTTATGGCCCGTAAACTATAGTGATAAGGTATATCTATTAACCCTATAAGGAGGGGACGATGTCGGACCAACAAGAAATAACCGCAGAGCAGTACATGATCAATCAGACGATTGATAACTTAGCAAAAGCTAACGCTACTCAGGCGTTACAAATAGCAAACCTACAAGCTCAACTTGCACTGATAGAGGCGCAAAGTAAGCAACAGGCTAAAGAGGAGGAGCCGATCCCAGGCGAAGACCCGATACAGTCTGAGCTAGAGATGCCAGACATCGAACACTAACCAAGAGCCCCGAAAGGGGCTTTTTTAATTGTGCGGAGGCACTAAATGGATATATCCGAAGACACAAAGTTCAACATCCCTCTTAGAAACATTATCGGCCTAATAGCCGGATCAGTGGTAGCTACCTCCGCATACTTACAACTCGACAGTCGACTGACAGCAATCGAGCATCGCAGCGAAATAGATCGCATGGAAGTCATCGCAAATTCCGATTTCAGAATTCGCTGGCCTAGGGGTGAGATTGGTAGCCTCCCAGCGGACGCAGAACAATTCCTGCGTATTGAGGCGCACGACCGCGACATAGAGAAACTATATCGTCTTCAAGATGAGCTTATCGATGTCCGTATACGGCTAGGCCAAGTTTTAAGCGAGATTGAGCAAATTAAAGGAGAGAAGTAATGGCTACTTATACATTCCAAAATGGGGACGGACCTTATCAGCTTTTCCCTACAAGCATCGAGCCTGAAAGCTTCGAGATAAGACATCCACGGAGAACGCTCGTAGCTGACTCCAGAAGTATGCGTCGTCAGTCGCGCTCGATCGGCGGTGTTCGCCTAGAGGCTTCGTTTAAGTTCCCACCTATGCACAAAAGCGAGTACGACGATTTTACGTCGTTCTTTAGACTCATCGATGGTCGGCACACCATCTTTGCTATGCGGTGGCCGTTACTGCGCGATGACAGTAGTTACAGCGACAACGCTTTAAAGGTAGGTGAGTACTACAACCGCAACAGCAGCACCCTTAACAACCAACTGATGCAGTACTTGGGACTGAGCGGAGCTGACCCTGTGGTTGATCCTCCGGCCCGAGATACAGGCTCTGTATCGTTAAGCCTACCTAGCAGCTACGCACCGACAATTAAGTGCTCACTAAACACAGACACGCCGACAATCGAACACGGTTCTGACGGCTTCATTCGCTATAGCATGGACATAATTGAACGATGGTAAAAGCAAAACAGATAGCTGTAGAGCAGCTAAAACACGACGAGGGTCTTCGCCTTTTTCCTTATACCTGCACGGCAGATAAGCTGACAATTGGTTACGGCAGAAATATCCAGGATAACGGCATCTCTGAGTTTGAAGCTGAGCAGATGTTGCTAAGCGACACACAAGTAGCATTAGAAGACGCTAAGAAGTTTGTTGGCGCAGCTACTTGGGAAGAGCTTAGTGATGTGCGTCAGGCTTGCTTGATCAATATGGCCTTTAACCTGGGGCTACCTACTCTTAAAAAGTTTGAGTTGTTTAAAAAGGCTCTACAAGAAGGGGATATGGTTGAGGCCAGCTCGCAAATGTTAGATAGCCGATGGGCTAGACAGGTCGGCCAGCGCGCAAACAGGTTGGCCCATTTGATACAGCAGGGTTAACTATAGTGTATCCCTATAGTATAGTGTCCTTTGTGAGGAGGACTCGCTATGAGCACATTAAGCAGCTTTGCCCGTATGTTACGCAAACACGATTGGTACTATGACTACTCTGATGACCATCGTGCGTGGTGTAAAGGCCGGGATAACTGGAACAGAATTCAACAAACAAAAGCAAAGATCAACGAGATGGGAGAGCACAAAGCCCAACTCGGGGATGCGCTATTTCTAAAATACAAACCAGAGCAACTATAAGATGGAAGCCATTGACGCGCTAAAACTATTAGAGGAAAAAGCCGGAGGACCACTGAAGTGTTCGCGGTTGTTGTCCGTTGATTACACAGGAAGCTATGCGGCTTGGAAGTCAGGGAGGAAACCCATCCCTAGGTACATTCACGCCTCTATTGCCGCACACCTTGATGTGTTGGAGCGGGAAACCGGGTTCGAACCGGCGACCTATACCTTGGCAAGGTATCGCTCTACCAACTGAGCTATTCCCGCAGTGTTTCACTGTAGTTCTGCATCTTTGCCTGGCGAGTGTGTACGCACCGTGTACCGTACAAACCAGGCGTTTTAACCTCAACAACCTACCGCTATGCCTAGCTTTGTAGATAGATTGTGTACCTGCTACCTTGGCAAGGTAACAAGCACAACCCTACCTATATTGAAACACTGTAGTCCACATCAAAGAATTTACGGTCGTGTCCTACTAGATACAGCTCCGTAGTGGACTCGTCTGTGTGAGCCATTATCTTACTAATGGTTTCACCAGGAGCGCCCATAAGCTCTAAGTTAGCCGCCGCTAAAGAGCGTATCTCGTGGAATGTCGGGTGGTCGTCTGCTCTGATCAACTCCCTCATACATTCAGTAAACTGCTTACTGATCATGTCAGGCGTCATCTGGCAGACGTGCTCTTTAGTTTTACCGCGACGGTTAGCGCCGAAGTGTGACAACACAAACGGACAGTCTCTGTTCATCATAGCTAGTCGACGGCATTCCTTGAGCTCATGTAGTAGCTGGGGGTGTTTCTGCAAATCCCACCTTAGCCTGGTCGCTTCGACCTCTCCCCTAGAGGCTATGCTTTTACTTACTGATACATACAGTGAGCCATCTCTAATATCATCCCACCGTAACTCAGCTAAATCGCCACGCCTCAGTGTAGTAAGTAGTGATAGCTGACAAGCCTGTACGAGGCCGTCATAGCCTTTGTCGGTAGCAACACGTAGCACCCCATCAAACATACCCTTAGTCAGTCTCTGTCTTTTCTTTTTAGGCAGAGCCTTCTTATCTAGTAGTTCTATAGGATTCGCCGGTAGCACTATAAGCCCTGACAACATACACCACTTAATGAAGCGATTAAGCTCTGGCCGTAGGTTGTCTTGTTGGTGCCTGGTTAGTGTGTCCCAGTAGTCTAAGAAGTGCGTCATCGACACCGTGGTCGGCTTACACATGCTTTCAAAAACGTCAGCAAACTTACGCAGCACGTATTTACTGCCCCGCCATTTTTGCTTTGTTAAAAGATCAGGAGAGCCACCCTCTCTCCTAACCAGGTGACGATTGACTAGCTCTAGCCACGCTCCGGGCGGCGCTTTGAACTGTATCAAAGCCCCCTCCGCAGCAATCTGGGCTTGCGCCTCAGTAGCAGCCGTTATGGTTTTAAAGCTGCCATTAGGTAGCTTAACCCGCCACTTATTTGGTCGACCTTTTGGGTCTGTGTAGACCTTCACTGTAGGTCTCGCTTACTGTGTTTACCATATATAGCTTTAAAGTAATCGTCGGTCTCATAATACCTGACGCACTCTTTCGCAAAAGCTTGTGTATCTACTCCGAGTACCCTGGCCCACAGCTCCGTATCGTTAGGTGGAATACGGACTCGACCATTTTCTACTTGAGAAATCATAGTGAAGTATTTTTGCCCCACTAATCTTGCTAAATCGTGTTGCGTTAGCTGAGCAGCCTCACGTAACGATTTGAGTACTCTGCCGAACTCTTGTCTCTTTGCACTGTCGGCTCTTACATTCTTAGGTTTAGTCTCCTCATTCACAGGCGCTCCTTTTTCCCTTGTTGTTATAGTTGTTGTCTCCCATATAGGGATCGTCGATAGTCTATAACAACACTGACACCAATGTCGACAGTATGAGGGCCCCCTATAGCTCGTATATATAGAGAACTTCTTGACAGTATATGTCGGTAATCCCTATCCTTACCAATGTGATAAATGTCTTACAACAGACAACAATCACAAACAACACAAATAACAAGGAGAAGGGAAGTTTATGAGCGACACGAACGACTTCGAATTGCTAGAGGTTTTGTGGGAACACCGCATGGTGACAGATGCTGAGGACCATTACCTTAAAGCGATCAACAATAAACAACTGAATGAAACCAAACTGGGTGAGCAGTTGTTGCAAGAGATTGCACCAGAAGTTCAACAGCATATTTCTGTACGGCAGCGCCAAGCAGAAGATGACATAATCAATAACAAAACAGGAAAACGTAATTTAGCTTGGAAATATCTGATTAGCCTGGCAAACGCCCAGGAGCTGGCTTTTGCTGCCACACAGAATTTGATGTCGACCCTTGCCACAAGCAAGCCGCCTACATATCAACATGTGTGTCTGGAGCTGGGTGAGTGCGTAATACGTGAGATCAGATTTCAAAGATGGCGAGACGCCGAACCAAGTTACAGCAGTCATTTCCTACGTCGAAACAGCCAGGCGTTAGCTTCAAAGGCTCAGCACTTGCGCTTTGCCAGGAAGATCGAAAAGAAGATCGAGCACTTTCTAGATAGCGAAGAGTACGACGTAACTCGTGATGCAATGTTTGGAACAGGAGCTGTCATTCTAGACTGCGTTCGTAGAGCGCACCCAGACATGCTAACGCTTACCGCTACAGGTGCGCGAGGCAAGCTAAGGGCTCAGACGGTCTACTACTCAGACGACTTTTTGTCAGACGTATCTAGGCTACACGCCATAGCTTCAATAAGTCAGCCAATCAAGCGTCCTATGTTAGTACCACCAAAGGCATGGAAGTTTGCCGAGAATGGTCGGATCGAGGGCGGTTATTACTTGTTAAACCAAAAGGTTTATAGAACCGATTGGCACCCACATAAATTTGTACCGTCGCAACGAGCTCTCGACTCACTTAACGCGATACAAAAGACACCGTGGCGGATTAACAAAGACGTGTATGATTTTTTATGTCGCAACCCGTATATCGGGCCGCAGATGCCAGTGCAAAAACCAAAGAAGCTACCACCTGAGCAGTGGGCATCGCTAGACGACAACGATAAACGTATCGTGCAACAGCAGTTCAATGACGACCTAGCCAGTTACGTGTCGCAAACCTCAAAGGCTATGACCTTTGAACGACAGATACTCCAGGCGCAGATGCTGGCAGAGAAGTCGGCGTTCTGGCAACCACACAGCTTTGACTTTAGGGGTCGACTGTATCCCGCTAATCAAATGCTAACCAGCCAGGGCGATCACGTCGCAAAGGCATTGATAGAGTTTTCTAATGGGAAGCCTATCGGCGAAAAGGGTTTAGCGGCTTTGAAGTTACAGGTCGCAAACACCTACGGGTACGACAAACTAAACATCGAGGAGCGCCTCAGTAAAGTAGACGACATGAGGTCTGACCTAGAGCTTATGCTCACCGATGATAAGAAAGCTATGCAGTTGGTAAGGATTGCAGATGAACCGATGGCGTTCTACGCCGCAGCGGTTGATTTAGCGAGAGCATGGAGCAACCCCAACCACATCTCACATCTACCCATTGCCGTCGATGGCACCTGTAACGGACTACAGATTCTTTCTCTCTTGGGAAAGGACGAAGTTGGCGCGTCAAAGACGAACTGCACAGCGTCAACACAGAGAAAAGACTTATATCTAGAGGTCGGCCTCGCAGTTCGCGGAATCATAGAAAATATAATTCTGAAGGCAGAGTCAACGATAGAGTCAGATGCTGCACATGCCTGGTACGAGGTGATGCAGGATGATCGATTAGCCAGAAAAGTAGTGAAAAGAGCCGTCATGACGACGGCTTACGGGGTGACACCCGAAGGCATACGAGAACAGCTAGTGGCCGATAGAATGGTCGACCCTCTCACCGTACCTGACAGCCTCATAAACCTACCGGTTTTACAGGCTCGACATAAGTTAGCGTCCTTCATGCGTGACTGGATTCTCGTAGCTAGGGTAGAGGTGGTGAGTGAGGCGGTGCGGATAATGGACTACCTTAGAGACTCAGCCAAAGTGATGGCTGAGAACGGATACCCGTTAAGCTGGGAAACACCCGACGGGTGCCAGGTATCTCAGAAGTACGTCGTGTTGAAAGAGAAGCACGTTCGTACCTTTGACAACTGGATGCGTAGGTTACGCAAACGCACCGACCAACTATCACCGGCC